ATTCTGCCAACCAATCATCAACTGAAACGAGAAAAGCTGGCGCTTCACAAGCACCTAAAGAATTTGAAACCGTTGATGCGTTTCGTAATCGTGTTCGTCAACAGTTTGGTCTTCCACTTGATGCGAAAATCAATAAAGGCAATAAGGGCGTTCAACGCTAATACAAAGTTAAAGTTAAGGAGTTAATACAATGGCAGCAAAAAGTTTAAAACAATTAAAGCAGGATTGGGCAAATCTCAACGAAGCTGAAGAAATTAAAGGTGCTACTTCTGGTGGTACTAGCGACTATGACGGTGTTTCTAAGAAGCATGACGGTGAAGGTGGTGCAAACGTTCCTCATGGTGGAAAGTCCGTTAAGAATGTAGATTCTCAAGGAAAGACTGACGGTGTTGGTAATAGCGCCCCTAAGAGCTTTGAACCAGCAAATGGCGAAGAGACCGCTGGTAAGGACGGTACTGGTAATTCAGTCAATCGTGAAGCAGGAGCTACATCAGGTCGTAAGGAAGTTGGTGATAAAGAAGGACATGAAGGTGCTGTAGATGGTACTAACCCAGTTCATCGTCCAGAAGGCGCAGAAGGAGGTCCTAAGGACTTTGCTGGTGGTCTTGGTGGTGCTATCGGTGAATTCCGTAATCGTGTACGCGATACCCTTGGTCTTCCACTCAACGATAAGTTAAATCAGGGTAACAGCGGTCTTAACAAAGACGGCGAACGTGATGGCTACATCAAAAAGAACCTCGGTTAATTGATTTCCTCTCCTAATACTGAAGCAGCGTGGTGTAATAACCACGCTGCTTTCTTTTTATAATTTTGGTATTATAATATAAAGATAGGAGATAGTATGAAAGACCTTTATATTGATGTAAGCCATATGGCATATCGTTTTTTATTTGCGAACGCTAGAGATATCGAAGCTGTAGGTATGAACCTTCTTCGTCATATGCTTTTGAAAAACGGCATTTTGTTTTATTTAAATAAGTTTAAACCAGATCGTTGTTTTGTTTGTTTTGATACAAAGGGATCAAATTGGCGTTATGATGTTTTACCTACCTATAAAGGTCAACGAAAAGCAAATAGAGAAAAACATAATATTGACTGGCAAGAATTTTTCAAGCTTTTAGAAGATTTTCAAACTGAGTTAAGAGACTTCTTTCCCATTTATTCTATTAAACATGATAGTTTAGAAGCTGATGATATTATTGCCCATCTTGTTAGAAATAACCAAGATAGAAACAAAATCATAGTAACATCAGATAGTGACTATGTACAATTGCTTAAATATAGAAACACAAAGCTATTTGATCCTATGAAAAATAAATTCAAAGTATGTGAAAGTCCTCGTTATGAACTTGAAAAGAAAATTCTAACTGGAGACAAATCAGATAATATTCCAGCTATTCGTCCTAGATGTGGCGAAAAGACTGCTGAGAAACTTATAGAATCTGGTGAAATCAAAAAACTTCTCTTAGAGATTGATTCCGATGGTAACCCTGGTGAAATTAAAAGGAACTACGATAGAAACAAATTACTTATTAATTTGGATGATACACCAGAAGAGTTACTAAGAGAACTTGATGATAGCTTAGATGAATATCAACTATCATCCACTTCGAAATTATTTAAGTATCTTACTAAGTATAGATTAAGAGATTTATTTAATGAAGTTTCATCTGTGAGGCAAACGCTTTCGCTTCTTCAATAAGCTTCTTAAGACTACCTCTTCTAATATGAGCAGCTTCTTTGAAGTTGTTATTTTCAAGATACATAACTTTAAAAGTCCAATCTCTTTCTTTACAATAAGATTTAGCTGCGTCCCATTTTGCAGTGTTCATTAACCAACGTTTAGTTTCTTCTACTAGAGTTGCTCTTCTTTTACCTTTCTTCCTTTCGGGAGGAAAGGTTTCTCTTTTTGGTTTTACTTCTATCATTTCAACTTTAAATCCATCTCCGCTTCTAATTTTAATTACGAAATCTGGATGATAATTCCAACGAGTACCTGATAATGGGTTAAAATAAGGAACTTTTGGTTCTTCGGATAACCATTCAATAATACTAGGACTTTCGTCACACCAACTCATAAAAGTACGTTCCCACCCTGATCTATAAAATGGTAATGTTTTACCTTTATATTTATTTCTATTTTTAGGAACGAATTTACCTTGTCGAAAGCTCTTGTTTTTTTTAATTGCCATAAATTACTCGCTTTTAAGATATAATGATAAATAACCTTTTACAGGGTTTATTTATATGAAACTAAGAAACTTGAAAAAAACACTAGTAGTCCCACCTAATCTCGCAGATGCAATAACATCTGATTGGGGAGCTTTAATAAAAGAAAAAGAATTCAAAGATACTTTATATGAGCATCCTGAATTTTTAAAAACATTCTTTATAGGTGATTTTATGCAGTTTAGTTACAAACCATCACAAAAAAGTATTGATCCTAAGAAGATGTCTCAAAAGTTAATTATTGATCCTTTGATTGTGTTCTTAGGATATCATAATGATAAATTATACGGTATTAGTTTAAAGCAATTCCTATTTGACAAACAAGTCACTAAGGGAATTAAATTTATTGAGGATTACATTAGAACATATTTTTATTATACAGACGATGAAAATGTCTTTCAAAGAAAAGATGCGTATAACAATCCTCAAGCATTATCTAGATTTTGGGAAAGCTTAGTTGAGAAAGCAAAGAATCAAAATCAACTAGCTGGTCTTGTCGGTTCTTATGTTCGTCAGTACTCTATTAAAGAATTTAAAGTGCGAAATATTCGTAAACTTATAAATATAGAGGACCTACGACAAGAAATGAGAAGAGCAAAGGTTTTCAAGCGAGATGGTGTATCAATTGAAGATGTGTTCTACGAATAAGGAGTTTATAAATGGCATTGCGTGATTACTATAGCTTTGGGAGAAACATGGGTCAGGGAAGAACTGACCATGACATGTCTTCCGAAGAAAAAGAAAAGTTAATGAAGGTACGTCAAGGTATATTCAACCAACTCCAAGGTCAAGACACCGAAAATCAAGGCAAAAACGAAAAGACTGCTCTTACAGATATTTCAGACTTTTCTGGAATTGCCGATTTTACAGGTATGGTGAATGTTTATTCTAAGTACATTTATCAATCTGAGCATGACAAAACTAACAGACTTGAAGTGTATCGTGAGATGGCAAAGTTCCCAGAAATAGCATTTGCTATTGATGAATATACGAACGAAGCCATTAACTTTGATCCATCAGGTCTTGAGTTTTGTGACATTAATATTACAAATCAAAGTATTTCTGAAAACGAACATGCTCGTAAAACACTTCTCGCAGAATGGCGATATCTTATGTATGATATTATGGACGCAGATGATCATGTTTATTCGTGGTTTCGTGAATATATGATTGATGGAGAAGTTTATTTTGAAAAGGTTTTTGATGAAAATAAACCTGATAAAGGTATTACTAAAGTTAAAAAACTAATGACTGCTCGTTGTTTTCCACTTTGGGAAGATATTGAATCTGATGAAATTAATTTCTTTGCTTATAAGACAGAAGGTGAAGTTCTCTCATTACCATCTGAAGCTGTTGCTTATGCTAACTCAGGGCTTTATCAGTATAACCATGAAGAAGATGATAAAGTTGTTCTTTCTATTCTTGATCAAGCAGTGACTACTTATAAGAGACTTAAGTTGCTCGAAGATTCACTTGTTATCTATCGTTTGGTTCGCGCTCCAGAGCGTAGAGTTTTCAAAATTGATGTTGGATCACTTCCTAAAGGAAGAGCAGAACAATATATGAAAGAACTAATGCGTAGATACCGTCAGCGTAAATACTTTGATCCTTCAACAGGTGACGTATCAGAAGGTATAGACGCTATGGCAATGACCGAGGACTTCTGGTTTCCTGTTTTTCAAGGTGGTAGAAGTTCTGATGTTACATCACTTCCTGGTGGTCAGGGTCTTGGTGAAATTGAAGATGTCGAATATTTTCTTAATAAATTATACCGTGGTTTGAAGATTCCAAAATCTCGCTTCGGTGAAGATGGTACCTTTAATATTGGTAATACTGATGATATTACTCGTGATGAAGTGAAATTTGTTAAAGAAGTTAAGCGTTATTGCAAACGTTTTTCTAAGATTTTCAAAGATATATTTATTACACATTTAAAACTCAAAGAGATTTGGGGTGAGTTAGGGTTAGAAGAAAAAGATATTAATGTTCTTATGACTAACAATAACTTATTCGACCGTTACTTTGAGGCTAAGATTCTTGATCTTAAATTCGAGAACTTTAGTAAGTTTAGCGATCTTATTGATGCTCAGGAACCTGTGTTCTCTACTGAAATGGTTGTTAAGAAATATCTTGAGATGACAGACGAGGAATGGGCAGATAATACTAAGAAACTTACCACTGAACAATCTTGGAAGAAAAAGAAAGAACAAGATGAAGATGGTGGAGAGGATATTCTCTAAGGAATAAACTATGAAGAAAATCAATGAAAACAATAACTATGTTAGAGGTGTATCAGAAGAAACAGGTGTTTCTTATGATTACTTAAATACTCTTTGGGCAAAAGCTGAAAGCAATGTTCAACAGGGAAAAGTTGAAAAAGGAAATCCTGAATTTTGGCAAGGAGTCATAAATGAATTTGATAAACTTGTCGATCAAATAGATATAGAGGAGGCGAGATACGTTATGAGTACTAGAGAAGATTATAAAAGAGCTGGTAATGATTTTATGAATCACTTACTTGACGATGATTATGGTAAAGCAGATGAGCATTTTGGAAAAATGGTTGATGCTCGCTTAAATTTAATGATAAATAAGGAAAGAGACAATTTCTATACAAATGTTTTAGCTAAAAGAGCTAGGGAAATTGTTTCAGGAGAATAAAAGATATGAAACTTATTACAGAAGGTAATTTCCCTAACTTTAACGGCATCAAAGATGTCATTATCAAAGAAGATACTAATACTGGTCGCCACGAGACTCGTATTGAAGGTATCTTTATTCAAGCAGAAGTTCAAAATCGTAATGGTAGAGTTTATGACCAGACAAAAATGGTCGAAGCTGTTAATCGTTACATGGATGATCGTATGCGTGAGGGTACTAAACATCGTTCTTTTGGGGAACTTGGTCACCCAGAGGGAGTAGAAATTAATCTTCATCGTGTAAGTCACTTTATTGAATCCCTTCAATGGAAGGGAAACAATGTAATCGGTGTCGCTAAAATTATTGACACTGAATATGGACGCATTGCTGATACGATTCTTCGTGAAGGTCTTCAGCTTGGTGTGTCTAGCCGAGGTCTTGGTGAGCTTTCACAAACACCAGATGGACAAAACCGCGTTACTGAGTTTGAACTTATCGCAGTCGATATTGTAGCAGACCCATCAGCTCCTGATGGATTTGTAGA